TCAAGTTCCATACGTTTTCTTAGATAATTATCAGACTGCAAAATTAACTCTTTTTCCTGAGTTATAAGGCAAAAGGACAAAGAAAGTTTGTATAAAAGAGGTAAGAAATAAAAAAAGTCTCACGAATTTCTTCATAAGACTTTCCTTTTGGTAGTGGGCGTTGACGGATTCGAACCGCCGACCCTCTGCTTGTAAGGCAGAAAAGTCCGGCACATAACTAATTATCTCACAAACAATTATCAGAGCAAGCTGTTTTTGTTATAAACTATTTCAAATTAGACTTCTGTTTTAACAACTCTATCTCATGGTTCAAAAGAGCGATTTCCTGCTCCTGAGCACTGCACTTTCGCAATGCTTCCCGTAGCTGTTTCCGAAGGGAAGCTATCAGTTCATCCTTGTCGTTCATGCTGTTCTATGCTAATTAATCTAAATGGTATTTTCCCGGTCATAAAACGCGTATGCAAATCGACTTCAATCCAATAGTGAGCACGGTTTTCAATATTATTATTAGAAGACATAAAATCGATTTCAAATATTCCTTTATCTTTTGCTTCATATCTGACAATATACTTCTCTATACTGGAGTTTTTCTCAAAATCACTCATTCCGTCTTGTCCCCATATAAAAATACGATCCGTTAAAGGAGACATTATATTTGTTATTAAATAGGGAAATTCTATCTCAGTATGCGGAATAGTCAAAATTGGGTTATTACAATGGATACCCAAATTGCCAATATGAATATATCGCTTACATAAATGAAGAAGTTTTTTTCCATCTAAGCCAAATTTTTTGCTACCGTCTTTATAAGTCTGTTCATGAACCAAAAAAGAAGCTATAACTGTGTGTGGTCTATATTTCCTTACACTGCTAATAGCATCTAATTTTTCAACATCTGGCGGATAAATTATTGTTGGTACACCACATATTCTATCCATCATCATTGGATAAGGATCACGTTTAGCATAACTATCAGTTATGGGAATACTAAGTTCTCGTCCCAAATAACCTTTTCCAGCACCTATTTCAATAGCAGATTTGTCTGAAATAAGCTCATCTAAGAAAGCACAAAGTTCTTCTGTCGGAAGAACGTATATATCTTTCTTTTTCATCATCAACTGGATTTGATTACGTGTGTATTGCCGATAAAAAGCAAGCGGATGAATAATCAAATCATCCTTATCAAAACATTTATCTACAAAATCACAAATATCCTCCACATACATAGCACAAGACTGCTTTTGAGGATCCAAGGGCTGAAGCTTTCTTGTTACTCCCTTATGTATTCTATAGTGAATATCCATTTTTACTTATATTTTATTGAAAAAAAGGTATGGATAATTTAGTTTATTGTTTAATAAGACACAGATTGATTTCACAGCTGGTTAAAGTACAATATGTATATTATGATATTGATACCGTTATAGGGAAATAAATCAAGCTAAATTCCTTTCATAAAAAGGTTTTCCCACACGATTTATATGCTCACCAATAGGAGTACCTATATTCTTATTGTAATCAACCACATCAACCTTATATAACAAACCCAAGTCCTCTATCTGGATATTGATATCCATTAGCTGATTAAAGGTAAGCCCATCCCCTACCGCAGCCAAGTCAATATCCGATCCCTCGGAATACGTACCCTTGGCACGGGAACCGAAAATAAGTACCTTTTCTATATTGGGATAACGCCGGAATACACCGCAGATATCCGTTATTACCGTATCACTTAATCCGTACATATCAAAACAATGTATTCATTTCAAGCCGTAACTTTTCTTCATTGAGTTTATCGTCCAATCGCTGCAACAAATGGGAATACTCATCATATATATTACGAACGATTTCAATGGCATCACCTTCATTGTAAGTGTGTGAAGTGGTTACTCTGGCTTTCGCCATTCTGCGCCAACCGTCGTGGTCGGCAATCAAGCCGTCTTCGAAAGCCTTCTGAAGCGTACCGTTCGGACCTTGCACAAACTCATAGCCTTTATACTTTAACAAATCTTGAAGAACCTTCCAGCCAAGTTCGAAAGTATATTCAAATCGCTGTATCAACCCTTCCATTTCCAATTCAGACAAATCATCCGCTTTCTTATCAGATTCCGTTATATCCTGAATACGCTTATTAGCGCGATGAAAGCTGTCGTATCTTTGAAGCCAACGTATATCTTGTTCCATATTATGCAGAATAAAAAAAATTAAAATCCCTTATCTAACATCTCCTTTACCAAACGTTCTTCCTCTTTTATAAATCCATCATAATCTTCTAAGATTTCCTTTATCCAATGAGCATTTTGAAAATCATGCGAACTTACATTATCCACAACCTCCAAACTTTCCTTATCCAATATATATGTACCCTCGCTTAACTTAATCTGTCCTTGATTGTTTTTACTTCTATATTTAACACGCGCTTGCCAACCTTGAAAAACGGGCTGCACCATGCCTATAAACTTAATAGAGTCTGAATACTTTTTTATTGTCAACAAGCCATTTTTACTATTTTCTATTAAACTTCTAATAAATACTTTATCCTCATTTGGAATATTTAAATCACAATGCGTAACCGTCCCATGGGCAGCTCCTATATTGATAATGTTATTGGAAATACTATCCTCATACCTTAAAGCTAAAGGGTTGTTATATATAGAAGTAAAGAAACTATCCATCTTTATTTCTACAATTTCATACCCAGTATAATCATCCAAGGTTTTATACATATATTTATTTATTGCATCTATAGCTTTATCTTCTTTAGATGCACACCCCAATAAACAAACAGCAACTATAATAAAAGAAAAATATCTCATTTTATTTATTCATTAATACATTAATCAATCTCTCTTTCTCTTGAAGAAGTTTATCTTTCGCATCAATAACTTCTTTCAAATGCTTTATCTCAACCAATGCACTTTCAAGTTTTTCTTTATAATCCAAGTTTAAAGAATCCACATTATTATTCTGACCTAAAACGATACTATTATTTCCTGTATTAGATTGATTGTTATTTACTGAATTATCAAAGAAAATAGTTATTGGAACATTAAAAATAGCAGCAAGCTCACGAAGTAATGAGGTGTTAACATCTTCTTTATCAAGCATATCATATACGGCTTGTTTTGTCTTACCCAATCGTTTTGCCAAATCTGCAACTTCAATATTTTGTTTAAGCATTAACTCTTTGATTACCAACCCAATTTTCATACATTTAAAGTTTTTATTTAATCATATTCATTATTTTCTTGAAAAATATTTCAAGTTTTTCTTGCTTATATTTCAAGAAAACATTTAATTTGCACCATAAAGTTAGTGCAAAAGTGCAATAACAGCAAAATAAAGTTGGAATAAAAACAGCAAAATAGATTATTCACTCTAAAAAAGACAAGATATGACACAAAAAGAATTCGAAGATAGAATCGGTGAAAAGTTCGTAGGTGATTATTCAGAAGTAGAAGAATGCTATATGAATACAGACCTTGATAAAGACCTTTTTTGTAAACTGTGGATTGAAAATCCAACCGCACTTAAAGAGATAGAACGGAAGACCGTATTAGTACGTGAACTATACGAAGAGCGTAAATGCCTTTCTAACCTTTTGATAGATCAAGCAGAAAAATGTAATGCAAGCGATTTGAGAGAAATGGCAATCGCTATGATTGGCGAACGTGAGTACCTCAGAAGAAAGATTGCTAAGGGTTATAACCTCTGGGATGATGATAAGAAGTTGTTGGATAATATTTTAAGCAAGTAATAATCATGGGATATTCAAGATGTGCCACGTGCAAATACTTTAGTCGCAGCACTGAAAATAAAGCTATTGGTCTTTGCGCTAAAAGAGGTTCCGAAAAATGGCTCGCAAATGGAAGGGCTTGTTTGGAATACGAAAAGAAAAAACAAAAATAGATAACCAATCCCAGCCGGGCTTGACCACCTTGCCGGGAACTCAGACAATAATATCAGGTATATGGAAAATCAATTAGAAATTATTAAATCCAATCTCCCTTATGGCTATGAGGGGAGCATTGCAAAAGAAGCAGGATGTTCAAAAGGCACAGTACATAATATCCTAAACAACAAGCCTGCATCTGCCCGTTCATCTTATAAGGCTAAAGTTCTCACAATAGCAACCAGAATGGCTAAAGAAGCCTTGGAAGCCTCAAAAGGAGTTTCTAAAGCGGCAGCCGAATTAGAAACATTGCAAAATGGAACTACAAGCGAACAATGAATTAACCAAGCGTGAAAATCAGATCGCCGGACTTGCCTTTTGCGGACTCGCAAAGAAAGAAATGGCAGACAGGCTTCACGTGGCTTACGGAACTATCAACGTATTGCTCGACAAAGCATACAAAAAGACCGGAACCAGCAAATTAAATGAACTGGGGTCATGGTGGGCTAATAGAGTATTTACTCTAAACATAGATTTTCAACAGCTACAAAAGACGATTATAGCTCTTTGCTTCTTGGGAATAGTAATATTCCAATTTTCAGTAGATAATCATCACGATTATTACTACCGGACAAGAAGAGGAAGAACGCAAAGATACAAGACAGAAGAAATATCTCAACCTAATTATAAACAGGCAGCATAGCATAGAGTTGCAATGTGTTTCAGATAGTGAAGAAAGCTCGTAACCAATAATTAACCAACCAAAGAAACAGCTAAAATGGGAGAAAGATATTTAGAAAGAATTGTAGCAAGCGGCATAAAAATCGGAACGATTCAGACGCTTAAAGCATTAGGGCTACTGCCGGAGGTGGTAACAATCTCCCAAGCAGAAAAGATATACGGACGTCGTCTCATTACAGAATGGCGTAGTAAGGAATGGATAAAGTTTTATCCTGCAAAGAACAAGGAACGCGGCAAGTATTATGTGAAAATGTCCGAACTGGAAACAGCAAGTGCCATGATGGATATTCATAACAAAGTACCGGCCAACATAATCAAAGTATTAATGCAAGTACCATGACTGCAAAAGATATACAAATAGGGCAGAACATTACGGCCGGACTCTTTTTCCGGTGCGGACATTACGGGGATGATGTAGACTACGCCATTATTACCGGAGTGGTTATACGCAAATTGGAATGCTATAATCAGGTGCTTGTTGATGTCGATTTAGAACAATCGTTTAATAGTCCCGGCAAATCAGTCTGGGTACGGTTAGACAAAGCAGATTTTAATATTAACAACTAAAATTCTCATTATGAGCAGTATTATTCAAGTTAAGATGGAAGAGCTAAATGCGCTTCCAGCAACGAAAATTGTCGAAAATGAAGGTGTACAAGCAAAGTTTATTCAAATGTACAATGCAATTTGGGGTACGGATAAGGGTGAGCAGATGTACCACAAAGAAGTATTCAATTTTCAAAAATTACTTCGAGATAACCCCGATGTAGCCACTTCAAGCAAAATGTCCCTTTATGGCTGTTTCCTTGATATCGCAGTCAATGGACTAACATTAGACCAGACAGGGCATCCGCTCTGCTATATTCTGAGTCGCAACTGCAAAACTGGGTACAAAAACGAACATGGGAACGATATTTACGAAAAACGTGCATACGTTTCAGTTACCGGCTACGGTGAACTTACCATGCGTATGCGTGCCGGCCAAATTAAATATGCTGACAACCCCGTCGTCGTTTATGAGGGAGACCATTTCAAGGCATCTTTAGTCAATGGAGTAAAAAACATCGAGTATGAAGCACAATGCCCCCGCACATCAACCAAGGTTATTGCAGCATTCATACGCATTGTACGCAATGATAATTCAGTGGATTATCAATGGCTCATGCAAGGGGATATTGAACGCTTGAAGCATTATAGCGAAAAAGCAAATTCCAAATGGAATGAGCAGACCAGACGGAGAGAACTTGGTAATGCCAATGCTTTATACACTTCCAATAATGGCGGTATTGACCCCGGTTTCCTTGAAAACAAAATGATTAAACACGCCTTCGACGCATACCCTAAAGTACGTACCGGAAAATATACCATTATGGCAACCGACCAGGAGGAAGAAGAAATCATCGATTATGGAATTGTGGAAGATGCCAATATTGCACAGGAAGACCCAAACATTCCTTTTGGTGAAGAAAAACAGCTCACCGCACCGGAACCGGTATCTGTAAATGTCAGCAAAGCAGATGAAGAAGAAGGATTCTAACCATTAATACTTAAAGCTATGTCAACAGAATTAATAAAAGTAGAAGAGTTTACCTCTTTAATGAAAAGTGCCCCTGACGCCTTAGGCAAGAACCAAAAATCAATAGCCAACTGTAATTCAGCGGGACAGGCAATCTTAGATACGATTCAAGGAGAAGGCATGACTGATGAACTGGATGCCAAAGCTGCGGAGTATCTGAAGAAAGTCAATGTTACAATTACCAACATGAAAAGCCGTCGTGCGCCTGTTACCCAACTATTCGACCGTATCCGATCCATTTTCACGACAGATGAAAAAGCTATTGACCCAAAAGACAAATCAACAATTCCGGGCAAAATAGCTGCAGAACGTGACAGATATGCAGCACTGAAGCGTGAAGAAGAAAGAAGGAAGCAGCAGGAGATGCAACGACAAGCCAATATTGAAAAGGAAAAAGGAACGTATCGGCTTGCTATTGAACAGGCTATCAATACACACATGAGTTCCTATTTTGCCGAACAACAGAAGAATCTGAGCCATATTTGGGAAAGCATTACACTGGCTACATTTGAGCTGAAAGAAAAGAGTATTAGAGGTTGGTCAACTCTGTACCCTCGTGAGCACTTCGACACTTTCAATCAAGACATCACAACTTATTATCTGGACGCACAAACCAAAGCGAATATCAAGGCTGAAATTCTAAGCAATAAATATTCCGCTTTCTCTCAACAGTATAAGTTTGACATGGAGGATTTACGTCAGTCATTTATCGACCGCCTTTCCTCCAAAAAGCAAGAACTTATTGAGGAAGAAGAATTACGCAAGAAAGATGCTGAAGCTGCTGCCAAAGCGGAAGCCGAAAGGAAACAACGGGAAGAAGAGGAGCGAAAACAACGTGAACTTGAAATACAGCAAAAAGAACATGAGCAGCAACAAAAAGCGGAGTCTTCTATACAATCCGCACAAATGAATAGTCTGTTTGCAACGGCTGCCGCTTCTGTTACAACAAGGACTAGCAAAGCCAAAGTGACTGAAAGAATTAAAATACTACACCCTGCCGGCTTCTTGGAAATATATCAGATGTGGTGGATAAATGAAGGTCAGAATCTGACAATAGAAGAACTTGAAAAAATCCACAAAAAGATGATTTCCTTCTGCGAAAAGAAAGCTAACAGCAATGATGAAATGAAAATCAAATCAAAATATATCCGATACGAAGAAGAAGTTAAAGCAGGAAAGTAATGGCAAATCCGGATTCATATTACTTGCGTACAGAAGTCAGCAACTCCGATCTGACAGAACTCAAAAACTATCTTTATCCCCGTACCCAGTATGGGGATAAAGAAAAAGCCTTCAAGTTTGGGACATTGGTAGATGCACTTATTACCGAAAACGAACGGGTACATTATAGTAAGCGCATGGTGGATGATGTAACCTATTCACGGGAAGATTTCGAGTTAGGCCTTGCCATGAGGGAAGCTTTAAGAAAAGAGGCAAGAAAAGACGAGTTCCTTAGAGCCGTTCTTTCCAACTCCGATACCCAGAAATTCATGGTAAACAAATCCCAGCGATTTCTCTACGGAAACTTTGAGTATACTCTTGATACCCGATGTAAATGGGATTGGTGGTTACCTGGTTTTGGATTTGGTGGAGATTTAAAGACCACTTTTGCAGAATCACAAAACCAGTTCAATGAAGCTATAGATTTTTTTGATTGGGACCGTTCCAGAGCATGGTATATGGATATAGCAGGAAGTCAACAGGACTTTATCTATGCCATCAGCAAGAAGAACCTGAAAATATTCAAAGCATTCATTAGACGAGACGATGATACCTATAAACGTGGAAAAGAGAAATATGATGAATTGGCTTTTAAATGGTGGATGCTCTTTTCTTGATATATTTTAATCGAAAACGATATGAACATACTTATCACACCCAAAGAACAAATCTGCAAGGAACTTACAGATATTGACTCATTCCTCAATATAACAATGAGCGAAAATGCAGAAGAAGCCGTATTGCGCGGAAATGACTTGGCTGTATATGTCGCCCGTTCAGGCAAGTTATTAGCTGATGCTAAATATTGGCTTAACGAAGCCATGAATTCCGAAACAATGAAAACACTTGCCGAAACAGCCAAAAATGCCAAGGCTACAGCTACGGCAATAAACGCTTTAGTAAACTCCCTTTGCAGGGAAGAACGATATTTGGTCGATTGGTGTGAACGGTGCAATCGAACCGCAACACATCAGCTATCATGGTGCGTGACAGTAATAAGCAAAGCCAAAGAAGAAATGAAAATGGCTGGTATGTACAACAATAACAACAGACAAAAATGCTAAACGACCAAGAAGCACCCAAATACTTGCTTTGGCTTCTTATAGCCATTATCCTAATGGGATTAGACGAAAACATTACTGGATTCCCATTCATCATGGGAGCCGGTATAATCATATATCTATTTATTAACATGCTTATTCTTACATCAAAGGATGAGCCTAAAAAAGAGAACAATGGAAACTGCAAAAATTGACATCAAGCAGGCTGTCATTAAAAAAGACAGATTAAATGTTGTGTACAACGAGCGATTCACAGAAGCCAACTACACAAACAAGGTTACCAAGAATTGCGACCAAATCGTACATTCCGAACTGAAGGAGATTTTTAATCACTTGAAACTGCATCTTGTGGTATTATGCGAGCAACCCGAAGCGGAGAAAATCTACAAGTCAAGTTTTACATCACCGGGCTTTGATGAAACTCTGAATAACTACTTCATTACCGGATATGCCAATGATAGCAACGATGGAGTACCGGGTATAACCATAATGGGAGGCAAATTACTACAATCCGGTAAAATTGTGGATTTGAAAATCTTTACTCCATTCGGAGACGAAGAATATAAATTTTCAGAAGAACTACAAATAGATGCAGCAGCTTGCGATGCGGAAGTGGAAGCATATCTCTTTGAAGAGAAATGGGGCATTAAGCAAGAGCGGTTAGACTTTGATAGCGATATCCCCGATGAAGCTGTTACCGATGCAGAAGAACTTCCTGCAGAAGAAGAAAAGCCTAAAAGAAAAGGCAGAAAGACCAAAACCATAGCTCCTGCCGCTTAATCAAATTCGGGGCTGATTTTTGTCAGCCCCATAAAACTCTAAATTACAAGTCATGATTATAGAATTAAAAGGAAACGTTTTTGAAGTTACTTTCAAGTACAAGCCCACTATTGTTGACAGAATACGTCAAATCACAGGCAAGAGATATGACGGAAGCAGAAAGAAATGGCTTATTCCTGTTTCCAGTCGTGTCGAACTTGAAAAAATGGTCTATCAAATCAGACCATTTGAAAATATCCAATGGGTTACAGGACAACAGAAACAAGAAGAAGAGGAAGAAGTTGCGTACAATATACCGGAGCTGCCGGAGCTTGATATTCCCCACTTACTAAAAGTAAACCCATATCCCTATCAATTAAAAGGAATTGCAAGAGGATTACAGCTCAAACGATTCATGAATTGCGACGAGCCGGGCCTTGGAAAGACACTGCAAAGCATTGCAACCATTAATCTTGGGAATGCCTTTCCTTGTTTGGTTATTTGTCCTTCTGCCTTAAAGGTTAATTGGGAAAGAGAATGGCATAAGTTCACAGATAAAAAGGCAATGGTACTGACGGATAAAGTACGAGATACATGGACTTTCTTTTATCAGACTGGCATGTATCAGGTATTCATCGTTAATTATGAATCGCTTAAAAAATACTTTGTACAACGTATCAAAAAAGAATCTGGTTGGACTTTAAGAGATGTGGAATTTAGAAACAGCATCCAACTTTTCAAATCTGTAATCATTGATGAAAGCCACCGTTGCAAATCATCATCCACTCAGCAGGCTAAATTCTGTAAAGGTATATGCAATGGTAAGGAATGGGTCATTGAACTTACCGGAACTCCGGTTGTCAATAAGCCTAAAGATTTAATTCCGCAGTTATCTATCCTTTCCAGAATGGAAGATTTGGGAGGATATAAGACATTCGTCAATAGATATTGTTCCGGCCAAAATGAAGCATCAAACCTGAAAGAACTTAACTATATGCTATGGACTAAATGTATGTTCCGGCGTGAAAAGTCATTGGTGCTGACAGACCTTCCCGATAAAATACGACAAGTAAATACTTGTGAGATAACTAACCGCAAGGAGTATATCGACGCAGAGCGTGATCTTATCATGTACCTACAAAAATACAAAGAAGCGGATGATGAAAAGATAGAGAAAGCATTACGAGGTGAAGTCATGGTACGTATTAATATCCTCCGCCAAATATCAGCCAGAGGGAAAGTACGTGATGTAATTGAGTTCGTAAAAGACTTTCGTGAGAATGGAAAGAAAATCATCCTCTTTTGCTCACTTCACGAAGTGGTAGATCAACTGAAAAGCTATTTTCCTACGGCTGTATCTGTAACTGGAAGGGACTCACAAGATGAGAAACAAAGAGCAGTGGATTCTTTTCAAAACAATCCCAAAACGGATATTATCATCTGTTCCATTAAAGCTGCAGGAGTCGGACTTACCCTAACAGCATCAAGCAATGTTGCCTTTGTTGAATTCCCCTGGACTTATGCCGATTGTTGCCAATGCGAAGACCGTGCGCATCGTATAGGGCAAAAGGATTCTGTAACCTGTTACTATTTCCTCGGACGACGTACCATTGACGAGAAGGTTTACCGTATCATTCAAAATAAGAAAGCCATTGCCAAAGATGTTACCGGTTCCACGGAAGATATAGAGGAAAATATCGTTGATATGGTAGCTAATATTTTCAGCACAGATTATGATGATGAAGGTTTCTAAAATAACACCACAACAAAAAATAGACCGGCTGAAAAAAGCCGGCTATCAGGTTCAAGAAAAAGGTAATAAAATCCGTGCCGCTAAGGGTTCTTTGATAATCAATGGCACTATAAACCAAGTACACAAAGAAGTTTTTAACCGATAATTATATTGATATGAATACGTATAGCAAATATGTACCCAATGTTTTTCTCGCAAAATGCAGTGAAAAACACGAAAAAGGAGAAGTTATTGAAGTTACAACCAAATATGGCAAAGAGAATGAATGTATTGTATTCAATCTCATCTATGAACGTGAAGGCTTTTATTATTACTCCATCGTCAGAGCTGACGGATTTAATGTGCAGGAATGGGCCAAGCAAAGAGCCGAGCGCCGCCATGGTTGGGCCCAGTCTGCCGGACAAAAAAGTAACGAATATTTCAACCGCTCGAACAAAGACAAAGATTTTCTTTCTCTTGGAGAGCCAATCAAAGTCGGACATCATAGCGAGAAACGGCATCGAAAAGCGATTGATGATGCTTGGAACAATATGGGAAAAAGTGTTGAATTTAGCGACAAGGCTGCCGAACACGAAAGAATTGCCAAATATTGGGAAGAAAAGGCAAACACTATCAATCTTTCTATGCCGGAAAGTATCGATTTCTACGAACACAAGTTAGAGAAAGCGAAAGAATATCATGAGGGTGTTAAGTCTGGCAAATATCCACGTGAACACGCTTATACTCTCACTTATGCCAAGAAAGCTGTTAATGAAGCACAAAAGAATTACGAATTAGCTAAAAAACTATGGGGAGATTATCTGACGAATGGTGTTGTATGAACTGCGCCCGATTGAACGAATGTTTGATGAATGAACCAGATTTAAACTTACTTGACTATTGCGTGGCATACAGAGACTTAGAAAATAAAGAAGATTAATTAAAAACGGGACAGTTATGAAACAGACATTAGAAGAAGCAGCATACGACTATGCTACTAATAAAACAAAGTTTAGAAAAGAGGTTTTAAAGGAGGTTGATCCAGATAACTATGTTAGTCGGAAATCTGATTGTATGGAAGATTTTCAATGTGGTGCAGAATGGCAGGCAAAGCAATCTCCTTGGATAAGCGTTGAAGATAAACTGCCTTCTTTAAACCAAAAAGTAATAGTTTATAATGGGAAACAAGTATATATATCTCATAGGACAGAAAAAGACTACGCAAAAGATGCTAATTCCTTCTTGTATGGATTGCAAACCTATAATGTTGTAGCCTGGATGCCCATCCCGTCTTTCAATGAGATACTTGAAGTCAACAAGTTTGAAAGACAAGATAAACAAGATGTGTACTTTGAAAAAGTGGAGGATTGAGTATGAAACATGAAATAAAATTCAGAGGAAAATGCTTTAATAATGGGCTATGGATAGATGGCGATTTGATAACAAGCCTTACACCTAAAGGGAAAATGACTAAATGTCCAGCAATCCATACGACTTACGGGACGATAGGTACTTTTTTTGTTCAGTCTGAAACTGTTGGGCAATACATAGGCTTGCGTGATAAGAATGGGAAAGAGGCCTATATTGGTGATATTGTAAGATTCACCCCAAAAGTCTTAAATATTATCGGTTCTGGTTATGTTAAAACAGATTATGAACTACTAGCTGTAATAGATACAGATGAATATAATCATTCTATACTTTGCATTCTTCACGACAAAGGTAGATTCAAAAAAGGAGAATTTTATCATATTGAAGGGGTGTTAAACGGCGAGATTATTGGTAATCAATATGATAATCATGAGTTATTGGAGGATTAATAAATGGTAATAATCAATGATAGAAAATTCTATGACAAACCCGGTAGTTGCGGCTCATGCCCTTTCTTCTTTAGTGGTTCAACACATCTTTGCACAAATAAAGGTCGAGGAATTTGTACGCTTTTCAATGAAATGCACCAACCATACATCAATCCACCCAAACGATGCCAGAAACTATTTAATAAAGCATTCCGTATGCCTAATGGGAGCAACCTTGTAATTGTAATGCAATAAATCTGTCCATTATATATTTAAGTAAACGGTTACTGCAAAAATATGGAATCAAACCTAAGACACCTTATAGCAAAAATGACTAAAGAAAAATGTATTGTATGCGGAAAAGAAACTGTATCAGTCATTAAGACTGATGCAGGCTATATCTGCTACAACTGCTATGCTGAGCAAAAGAATCCATCCAAAAGAAAAAGGAAGAAAAACAACGAGGAAGAACGTATGCAATGCAAGTTCTTTGAAGAAGTGGAAAAGATATTCCCAAAGTTACCCAATAAGCTTCTCTTCGCTGTTCCGAATGGTGGAAGCCGCCATATAAGGGAAGCCGCTAATCTCAAACGGCAAGGTGTAACTTCCGGCGTATCCGATGTTATCCTACTAATCCCAAAGAAAGGCTACGCTTCGCTATGTATAGAGTTTAAGACAAAGAAAGGCATCCAATCGGAAGAACAAAAAGAATTTCAGAGGCAAGCGGAAAACTGCCGAAATAAGTATGTTATTGCCCGCAGTGTCAAACAAGGCATTGACGCACTAAAGGAGTATCTGCTATAAAGATGAGGGGGTCGCTATTCACGACACCCCCTCACTGCTATTTTGAGACTTTTATAAATTCATTGTAATCAATCTTTGTGTTGGGATTAAAATTAACCAATTCCAGTTTATACCCCTTTGTGCCCCAACTCCACCACAAGAATTTTCGTTTTGGTATTCGATGAACAACAGCCGCCAAACTATCACGAATATTATAATAAACCGTAGAATCCTTGAAACAGGCTATCACATGAGACCATTTGCTATTAACCTCTAAACAATCCGGTCTGTCCGGAAGTGGATGCCAACGGTCTGCATAGATTGTTTCTGTTGAATGAATCCCGGTTTTAACCAAAGCCTCAAGATGCTTGTTTTTAATGCCGAGTTCTTTTATTGTTTGAGCATCATCGGCACGATACTCTTTCAGCTCATCAATAGTCAAGTTCAATGCCGACACAGAAACTGCATTTAAACTATCCCGAATTTTATAGGACTTTATGTCTTTCATTAAGATTGCAATATTACCGGATTGACGCTCACATTCCTTTTGCAGCTTTCGATTAGATTTAATCAAGCCAATAGTAACAGATACCAGTGCTACTAAACCTATAAACAACCATTTTTTCATATAATCTTAGACCTTAAGATAATTAGCTATTCCAATGGCATGAGCCTTTACAATTCGCGCTTTCCCATCAGCGGAAAGTAAGAATTCAACATCTTCCTTATTATCCTGAAAAAAGTTTTCGGTAAGAACTGCCGGACATTTCGTTTTCTGCAAGATGTAGAAGTTTTCTTCCCAGTCAGGATCTTTATCCGACCAATCGCTGCGTATTTTTATCCCGGCCGGAAAGCATTCAGCAGCCGATGCGTACAGACATGATGCCAATACATCGGCTTTTGTGCTTCCCTTGCTCGTGTAAGCAGACCAGCCTCTTGCTTGCATCCAATCTATTCCAGAACCTGCAGCATTACAATGAATGGAAATCAAGATTACATTAGATGTACCCAATCTGCCACAAATCTCATTCACACGCCGGCATCGCTCTGATAGTGGAACATCTATTGTCTCCTTTACAACCCTTTCAGCATCAATACCCATTTTGCCTAATTCCAGAACAAGCATATCTGCGATTTCACGAGTCCAAGCATATTCCCGCAATTTTCCATCAGGAGAGCGCTTGCCCTTTGTATTCTCACCGTGGCCGTTATCAATTAGTACTTTCATTTTCTTTCAACTTTAGTTTTAATCTGTTCAATTAAATCTTCTGCATCCTTACTGCTAATACATTTTACTATCTTTTGTGCCATATCAGCTACATCGGCAGCATGAGACTTCTTTTTGCGGCTATTTTCCAATACCGAGCGACCTTCTATGCAGATAATACCCATTGTTATCAAAATCATACAATAAGGAGCTACATACCAAGAAATGAACAGTCCTAAGACATCGACCATTGTACCGAATATCAATACACGGAAATAATCAACCACTTTAGCTACAGTTCTCCTTAACCCCTTACTATCAATTTTTTCTTTATTTACTCTTGCCGCATCAATGCCACTCCACATATCCACGAATGAAGAAACGACAATAAAGATACAGCATGTAAACAATACGATTGCATACAAGCGTAAGTCTGCAAACTTTATCCCACCTATCTGTTCAATCACTTCGACCATTAGAATACAGTATTAATTATCCATGAAAAAACATAAGCAACACCAATAACAAGGTCTGCTAAATAAGCGCCACGTAAAGTTGCCTTAACATCTTTCTCATCAGGAATATCATCCTGCGCTTCTTTCCATTTTGCTACAATGTAAGCGCATCCTGTACCAATAGCAGCACCAGCCAATACCGGAACAAACTTATTTCCAAACAAGAATACAGCAACCAACACACAAATAGCCACAATCAAGAGACCAACCAAGCCGTGAATAATTTTATCCCAGCCATACTTTTCTACCAAATCATTACTCGCTTTCATAAACTCTTTTCTCCTAAAATATAAGCCAAGAGAGAAATTGAAGCATAAAAAAAGCAGCCGGAATTCGACTGCTTTAACTTTTAATGATTATCTTTGCAACATCTCACTTACTAATGCGCATTATTTGCGCAGCAACTAAAAATAAAGCTCGTAGTGCGAACGAGGGTATCTGCCCCCGGTCGTGCGCTACGAGCGTTTTTAGTTAAAAGTAGGTGAGATGATTTTTAACAGGCCGGGGGCTTTTTTCTTTCCTTCCCCCCAAAAAGGAATATTCACATACTATTCAACTTGATATTTATTCAGACTGAACGTATCTTTCTTTTTCCAACCGTCAGCAAGCGTTTTTTGGATATGTAACATGACTTTTGTATAGAAGTCTGTCAACTCCTCCAATGCCGAGAACTCCCGATAAACGGGCGTTTCATCCGTACCAAACTTGAATACAACCGGAAGGGTTGCACCATTTGTCTGTACGGCCAAATCGTATGCAGCTTTGTAGTTGAACTGATTTTCTCTTGAAAGCCATACCTGCACACCCTCGTATGAAAATCCTTTCAAAATAGTTTCGTCCACCTTCTGGTTATACCAATCCATAATCAAAGCCTTAACTACTTCATCTGACGGTCTGCCATTCAGAAACTCCGCTTCCATATAGTCGGCGGAACCGTCTTCATGTTCTTGGATATCCCAACGGATACGCCATTTATTCTTTGCCGGACTGACGCATTCTATCAGTTTCACATCGGCTGTACCTTCTACTCTTTTCATCTTAACTGAATACATACTTGGTTCTACCTTTCCCGAAAGTTTCCGTCTTAATGGTGGTCTCAAACGGAAAACCGTCAGGAATTTCTTCAATCTGTTTGAGGATATTCTTCATTTCCTCACTGTTGGTAAAGAACTTCTTGGGTTCGCCGTTCTGCTCTATGGCCACAATACAACGGTCCTCGCCTTGTTCAGTCTTTATTCCCATCTCAAAATCCTTGACTATGATAGGAAGGTTTACCAACTCACGGATACTTACCACCGTACCCGAAAATCGCTTCTTACCGTCTTCCGGCTTGTAAGCGACATTTAAATCTTTAAATGATTTCATTTTTTTGCCTGTTAATTTTTTAAACAAATTATTACAATCAGCGTGTTTCGTCATGCCGTAGAAACTGGCAATCAGTTCCCGCCTCCTTTTTCTACTTTTTACCTCGTGCATCTTCCGAGCAAACTTCTGTTTGATACGTTTCCTCAATCCTACATAGTTAGGGCGAATAACATAGCCAAGAAAATCAATGCCTTCCTCTACCGGAAATACCCGTTCATTAGGCTTGATCTCCAAATCTATTTTCTTCATTTGCTCATGAATAACATCACGAATCTTCCACAATTCCGCTTTCGTTTTACCGAGCACCAATCCGTCATCACAATAGCGATAGTAATATCGGATACCGTACTTGTCTTTCAAATAATGGTCTAAAAAAACAGACAGGAGCAAGTTTCCCGCCCCCTGCGAACTGCGCAGTCCGAAACTGATACCTTCCGGCAGCAGCTTAACAAACCGTTCCAGTAAAACCAATAGCCTTTCATCCTTGAACACCCTGCGGAAGCACCACATCACAAAATCCTGCCGCACGTTATCATAAAACCTGCAGATGTCGAACTTGTAAGCATATAACGTGCCTTCCGGGTCTTTTTGCAGATCAGTACGTATGCGATTCATCAGGTCATGTGTGCCACGCCTTTTGATACTTGCTCCGGTTGTCCGAATATAGCGTTTCTGCAAATGACGGTCTACAACATTCATTACAGCAAACACAGCAATACGGTCTTTCATAGAAAGTATCTGTAAAGTACGTTTCTTACCGTACTCCTCAATCTCTCTTTCATGGTAACCGCCAAGCTGGAATGAACCATCCGCAATAGCAGTCGTAAGTTCAATGATGATTTCCTCCCTATGAGCGAGTAAATATCGTCCTTGCTTTGACCTTTTACGATTTGTACCACGCAGTACTGTATCGAATGCCTCCGACATATTGGAGTATTCGATAATTTCCTCGATGATATATCCTTCCCTGCGCATACAAATTCAGCTATTGGTTAATAAACATGGAAGATAAGGGCCTTCCTTTCCCCGGGTCTGACTTCTTCGAACTGATAACAGCCTACCAAACTCCACCCGACGCGTGATTTTTCAGCTTTCCACCTTTAAAGGTGCTATTGCTGCGGCTTGTTTCCCTCGGCTCCGCCTTGGGGACACGTCCCCGTGCTGTACGCCGATTTATTAGATTTCCAGACGGGAACCGACATTCGTATTCGAATTCGACGCATCGTTATTCGTATTCGCATTCGATACACCACCATTCGCATTCGCATTGTTGTACCCACGATAAACCACACGGCTTATAGGAAACTCCACCTTTTTAATTACAAAGGTATTACTTTTCATCTGAAAACT